TCCCCCTGGACGTAAAGTGTCACGATCACCCGGTAGATGGAGTCGAGCAGCTTCCCGTCCGCCCACAGCTGCCTGGCTTCGCCCTGAAGTTCCACCACGCCGTAGTTATCCGGCGCCTTGTTCAGCCATGCGTCGCGCACAAAGTCCACGCCGATCTCGCTGAGTTTCGACGTCAGCTGGTCAACCGCGTCAACCGTCACTGTCGTCGTCTGTGTCCGGTTCCTCGTCCGTGCCATTCTCGTCACTCCTTTCTGCCGTGATCTCGATCCCGCCGTCATCCGTCAGGTAGGTCCGTACGATCCTGAAGCGCTGCCCTCCGTACCGGAGGAAGTGTTCGCCCTGATAGTCGGCGTCCAGTGTCAGCTTGAAGACCAGCTCCGGCTGTATGCCCGCGTTCAGCGCGTTGTAATACTCGCTGCGGGTCACGCTCCGGATCTCCGCCATGACTTCGCGCACGTTCTCCGTGATTGCTTCGTGGACGCCGTGGGCGCTGTTAATCTCTGTCACAAGACCGATCACATCAGCCCTCACCATCGGCTTCCGCCTCGCTTTCATCCTCACCGGAGTCGGGTTCACCGTAGTCGGTGTATCCGCTCGCGTGCATCAGCTGTACCTTCTGGACGTTGTAGCTTTCCCTCAGCCGCTCGTAGTCTTCGGGGCTTCCGAAGTGCATCCGCACATACGTGAAGATCGCCCGCTGGCACAGTGCGTCCGTCAGGGTGCTCGTGTCCTGGATGCCGCTCTGGGTCGTCGTGAAGGCCACCGTGCCCGGGAGTGTGACCCCGGCGATGGTCAGATCTTTCGCAGCAGCATCCATCAGGGAGCACAGCTCCCCTTCGTAGGCCGTCGCCGTGATCCTCAGCGCCAGCTTGCACTCTTTCAGCATCGTGTTCCCTCCCGTTATGGTTTGATCATTTCAGGGTTCGCTTTCGCGTAGGCCCTGAAGGTTTCCGTCGTAACGATGGTCGAGGCCTTGTGCCCGATCTCGATCCGCGGATCGCACCAGATCCTGTACCCGCACCCGCGGGCCCGCAGGCAGAAGCTCAGATCTTCGCCGAACCCTGGCACCGGCGCGAACAGTTCGTGGTACTTCTCCTTCACCGCTTCGAGCACTTCCGTCTTCATCATCACGCAGCCGAAGCCGCAGCCTTCGATCTCGAAAGGTTCGTCCTCCGGGTATTCGATGGCGACTTCGCTCTCGTTCTCATCCGGCTGAAGGCCCTGCCGCAGTTTGCTCCAGATCACCGGCAGGAAAGGCGGGCGCCGCATGTGGCAGATCCCCGTCACGATGTCCCGGCCCTCTTCCATGTTGCGGACCATATCGATCAGCAGGTCGGAAGAGAACACCATGTCGCTGTCAATCCAGAGGACATAGTCGCTTTTTTCCTTGATGGCGATCTCGCCCAGGTCGGTCCGCGATTTGTAGATCAGGCTGCAGGATTTGAACTCGTGGCGCACCTGTCCGATGCGCTGCAGGTTCACCAGGCTCTGGACAAATTCGGTTTGCACCGTGTCCATGCACGGCACCGCGATCATCGTTCTCATGTTTCCATCCCTTCCTATCCCTTTGCACAAAAAGTGCCGGAGCGGGTAAGGGATAAACCCCGCTCCGGCGTATCTTCAGGCCGTCGCCGGAAGACTAAAGTCAGGCCGTGGTGCAGACCAGGCGGACGATGCCGTCGCCCTTCGCGGGCTTGGAATCGAACACCGCGATACCACGATACATGATGCTGTTGCTGGTGAAGCCGGCGGATTCATCCGTATCGACATGGATGTCTTCCGGCAGGTTGCCGACCACGTCGGTCCACTTGCCCAGGTACAGGGCCTTGTTGGTCGCGGTGACATAATCGTCCACAACGACGGGATAGCCCATCAGGCGGCCGCCGATGCCGGTCACGGTGTCGGGCACGAAGATCGGGCGCTCGTTGGTGTCCTTGATCTGGGCGATCTGGCCGTACAGGGTCTTCTTGTTGACCAGGAACTTCGCTTCCGCGTCATAGGCAGCGGGCAGCAGCGCGATCAGGTCGCACACGTTCTTGTAGGTGTAGCCAGTGGTCGCGGTGTTCAGGATCTGGTTCGGCACGTCGCCGCCGGTGGAGAAGGTCAGAGCCGCGATACCGTTGGTCTCGTCGTTCAGGATGTAGTTGTCGATCGCGCGGGCGATATCGCCGGCGAGCATGTCAACCAGCCAGCCCTCGAACGCGTCGATGGCCATGAGCTTCGCGGTGCGGGAGATCTGGATGATCTTCATGAACTCGAAGCCGCCCAGGCTGACGGAAACGGTGGTGTCCGCAGCAGCCGTCAGGGCGCTGTTCTCAGTGTGCGGAGCGTCCGCGGGGTTGCGGGTGCCTTCAGCAACGAACTTGACGTTGCCGGCCACGCGCAGCAGGGTGATCTCGCTGAGCATGGGAGCCAGTTTCTTCATCTTCTCGAAGAACTTATCACTGACCAGGGTGGGGACGGCGTTGGTGCCGGCGGCGCTGTAAGCGCGGGTCTCTTCCTCGTTCAGATTGCCCTGCAGGTTCTTCAGCCACAGGTCACGGTATTCCATAGAGTTCCTTTCCATCTTGTTTTCCTTCCTTTCGATGATGGGTTTGCCGGCAATCTGCGCGGCTTCTTCCGCCCGGCGCTCTTCTTCAACGTGGGCAGCTGCGCGGGCTTCCAGTTCTGCCTTGATGGCTTCCAGTTCGTTCGCCCGCTCTTCGAGTTCTTCCGTGGTAACGCCTTCGGTTTCCATGCCGGCCAGTTCGGTCTGCCTGGCTTCCAGCTGTTCCACGTTCAGTTCGGTCAGGTTCATTCGTCCTTGACCTCCTTCGTGAGATTTTTCAGCCGTTCCAGTACCGCCGTCCGGCGTTCTGCTTCGGCTTGTGCGGCGCGTTCCGCTTCCGCCTGCTCTCTCGCGCTTTCCAGCGAGGCTCTGACGCTTTCCAGCGCTTCGCCTTCAGAGGCAGCCTGCACGGAGGTTCCGCTGTACGCCGGGAAGGCCACGAGGGACACTTCATAGATGGCGCTCATGCCGGTGATCCGGCGAAGCGGCAGATCTGTGTCCACGTCTTCCCAACTTTCCTTATCAACGACAAACGCGAACGACATTCCGGAAAGGTCGCCGCGCTTGATCGCAGAGTAGGCTTCCTGTGCCTTCGGGTTGTTCTCGATGTCCAGCAGAGCCCGCATCCTGACGCCGTGCTCGTCGATCGCCAGCTGCATCGTGCTGTTCTCGTTGTTCCTCCGGCTGTGTGCCAGCGGAACCATCCCGAAGTCGTGGCCGATCATCAGGGCCACATCCCTCAGCAGGGACTCATTGACGGCTTCCGGGTCGATGGTCTCCCGCCATTCGCCGCCGATCACTGTCTCCTGGTTGAACACGATCGGGTAGCCTTCAATGTAGGCCCCCTTCTCTTCGTCCTGTTCCGCCCGCAGTTCCACGAGCTCCAGGAAACGTACTTCCTTCTTATTCATCTGCTTCATCCTCCCCGTTGTCGTCGCCGCCGTCCTGGACGTCCTTGTACTCGCCGCGGATCGGCGTGAACTGTCCCTTGCCGTCAGGCAGCGGCGCGTAGTTGAACAGCTCGCGGATCTCGTCGATGGTCAGCACGCCCCGGTCGCCCAGCTGCTGGGCCATCTGGATCTTGGTCGTCGCGCTCATGTACTGCAGCCGGTTCGCCAGGAAGCGGATGGCGTTCCCGCCGTTGCGCTCGCGCTCGGTGAATACCATCTTGGTCAACGCGTCCGACAGCTTGATGGCGAAAGGCTCAATGGATCCGTTAAAGAAGCTGTCCATCACGGACGCCTCCGCCTCATTGCGGATCACGGTCTCCGGCACGCCGAAGTAGTTGCACACGTTCGTCTGGATCAGCTTCATCTGATCCGCGTCCACCTTGTAGCCTTCCTGTTTCAGCTGCTGCACGTTCGTGAACTGGTTGCCGAACAGGAGCAGGCCGCCGCCTCCGCCCTGGAAGTTGTTCTTATCGAACCGCTCCCGCTCTTTCCGCAGGTCCTCGTCGAAGGCCTTGCCCGTCAGCTGCGCCATGAACCGGTAGGTCGCGCTGTTTTTCACGCCCTCCATGATGCCCTGGCTGTACATATCCACCAGCCGCATCGTGTTATCCAGGGCCGTGTTCTTCTCGCCGAAAATGTCGTCCTTCAGCTGGTGCTTGGTGATGATCGCGCACCGCTCCAGCTCCATGCTCCGGGTCTTCCCGTTCATGAACTGATACTTCAGGTACGCCTTCCCGCCGTGCTGCACCACTTCGCAGCTACTCGGGTACACCGGGAAGAAGCCGCACACCTCGCCCCGCTTGTCCAGCAGCGGCACGATGAACAGGTTGTTCTGGATGTCGTAAATGTTCGAGCACCGCTCCAGGAACTGCGGCCACGTGTACCACGGG